AAGTCGATGTCTCCACTGGAGAGCATATCAACATCAGTCCCGTCGTAATCAATCGTGCCGTTAACGTCCAATGCCCCACTAAGGGTCAGGTCCGTAATGCTGGGCGTTGCCGTCCAGGCTGGCGCACAACTGGCCTGATGCAAGATGTTGCCATTCGTCCCTTTTGCAAGACGGGCCGTGGCGTTTGCACCAGTGGCGTACAACATATCCCCAGCCGTGGTGAGTTTTGCAGGTGCCGACAGATCCATGTTTCCTTTGATCTGGGCGTTCAGCAGGGCGGCGGTTACCACCTCACCAGTGACCCATGTTCTTGGCGTTGTCCAGGCCATCTGATCCTCCTAATATGCCAACCGGGTGCTGTTTCCTAATGACGACGTGCCAAGCACGAAGAAACCTGCATATCCCGACGATTGGCTGAGTGTGAATGTTGCCCGGTGGTTTAACTGTGCATCCAACTGGTGGTGGACAGCCTCCACGAAAAATCCCTCGTCGATGCCCAATCCAGCACCACCCGTCGCCGTGACGGTCACCAGGTCGCTGATCTCCCGCGTCATAATATCCGTCAACGTCGCGGTGGACCGATTGCCAACCAACGTTAGTTTCAACAATGGTACTGGATCTTTCCATGCCGCGACGTGGAAATCTGCCCAGTTCTGGGCTTCCTCCGCATCTGGTACGAACTTGCCTGGATGCGGATAAGTCCTCTTGCCAAAGGTGGTTTGGCTGGTGCTGTCACTGGCCGATATATCGAAATTATCCTTGGCTGATACTGCGTTCCCCTGGGCCTGGAGTTTGGTGATGTAGACCGTCCCCGAATGACCATTGGCAAGTGCGATGTCCATGCTCTGCGCTCGTTTGGTCAACGTGACTGTAATGTTGGAAGTGCGATTCGTCCCTTCGCCGTCCGTCTGGTCATTCGCCAGGTAGTCCGTGGTCGCTGTCAGGTCTTGCCAGAAGTCCACAGCACGGGCCGTGTTCGCACTTCCACTAGATGGGTACTGCGCCGTGAATATCCTAGTGGCTCCAGCGGTTATGCCTGGCGAAAGGCTCCCGGTTTCCGGATGCGTCCACAGCACCGCTGGATCGCTAGCGAGTTCTGTCTGTATCCCAAGTGATGCACTACCTAGAATCCAACTTCCGCTGTGTAGCTGGATTCTAGCGCGGAGTTCGTTATAGATGAACTTTAGCGGATTTATCTGGCTAATGTGGCTGTACGCTAACGCGGCTCCACTTGCATCGCTGTACGTGGCTTGTGACACCGTAGAACGGGTATCTTTACTGCGAGCGTGGCGATCGCGATACACGATCTGTCCAGCCGCATCTTCCTCGAGTAATCCGGTTTCAGTATCTTCGACTAACCGCAAGGCTTTCAAAGTCTTGGTGCGCTCACACCAGAACCGGGGGAACTCCACGATCCCATCATCTAAGTCACGGTCATCATCAGACCATCCAGCCGAGTCTAAGATTTCTCCGATCAATTCTCCAGCATTTTTAGATGCGAACATCGCTGTACTGACTTCGAATTTATTGAGATACCCTAAAGCCCCGATAGCTTTCAACTTAGCAAGGTTGGCTCCATTAGCCGTTGGGACTGGTTCGATGCTATCAAGGAAACCTGTCCAGAGCGTCCGCGTAGTGCTACCGTCATTGCCTGTTAATTTAACTTTACGCCCTGGTAGGAGATTTCCATAGAGCGCAGATGAAGTGTTGAACGTGGAATAATCCCCACTCACATTATTCAACGTAGCGTTCAGTGTCCCAGCGACGGCCTTACCCACTAAGTGTGAGGCATAGTCACTCCCTCTCCTCCATTCCACTTGCATGGTACGCGCAGTTATATCTTCGCCGGAGTCACTAAAGTCCCCGTCATTATTCCAATCAACTGCTAAGACATAAGTTCCAGTTGCCATTACTCAGGTAGATTATCCTTAAATTTCTTAGAGCCAAGCCTCTTTTTTGCCGCCGTAGTAAGGGCGAGCGTGGCCTTCAGCACAAAGCTGATCGTTACAATTAATGCGATTGCTTTCTTTATCAGTCGCCCACACAATCCCAAGAACTCTGCCAAATTTTCCTTTCTCTTTTGAACATTCAATCTCGATTTTAGCCCCTTTAAGAAGTTCCTTGAGCCTGGCTTTCGATGCCAGCCCTAAAGCCTTCTCTTCTAAATTTCTTGTCCTTGATTCGGGGGTGTCGATCCCCAACATCCTGACTCTAGCTTTGTGCCAGACGTTAAAGCCAAGATCAAGATTGACATCGATCGTATCGCCGTCTACGACCCTTAAAAGTTTGCAACGGTAATCGAACATTAAGCCTCCGCAAATACTCCAGCAAATCCGCCACTGATAGCGTGATCGCGTACAGCCTCGACCACCGCTTCCTTCAAATCTTCTACTCCATAAACTGCACCGTGGAAGTGGAAATTATTTGTCGTTCCCATTCCGCCGCCCTTGCCTAATGGGATGACCGCTTCGGGGCCGCGCTCTCCAATCATCGCCAGCGTAGGACTTCGCACGATGCCACCGTTAGCCAATCCCAAAGCCGCTTCAATCTGGGCGAATGTAGTTCCTGCCGCAAAGCCTGCAATCCCACCTACGTCAGCAGTTCCTCTCAGAGGTGCCAATGCCTGATTTGCGGCAACAGTAGCTGCACTAAATCCTGGGTCAGTTACATGGATACCAGAAGCAAAACCACCACCCCCGCCACCGCCACCGCCACTAAATCCACCAATTCTAGGGGCAGGCACTGGTCGTGATGCGTCTCGATGTATTCCTGCGATTGTGTCATGGATGCCCATCGCTATACTTCTGACATCGCCCGCCGTGGTTCCCAATGCCCGACTGACTGCATCACTGGCAGACCCCATATCAGCCGACCAATTAAATATATCCTGGCCCGTCGCTTCAGTGAATCTGGCAAATACATCTTTCAAATCATTGAGGTCGAGGTCGATTAAATCCCATTGATCAAGCACTTGTTCAACGCTTTGATCTGTGCTTTGCGCCCAGCGTTTAACTACATCTTCCATTTCCAGGCCAGATTCTTTCCACTTGATCGTGGTTTCATCCAGGCTGTCCCGCAACCTATTCAGCGTTCTATCATGGGCTTGTTCTGCCCGTTCTGTCTCTCTGACAGTACTCCAGAACGCATCCTTCCGGGCCTGCGATTCATCTAATGCGGTCTGTACTCTGGCTTTCGATATAGAGGCAAAGAGATCGGCTGACCTTTGTTCTTCGTCTGCCATACGTTCCAATTCTTCCGCATGGGTACGGGCCATTTCCATTGTGGCATCTTCAACAGCACCCCATGCGTTAGAAACTTCAATGGACATATCTTCCGCAGAAACACTCAGACGACTTTGCTCGTTCCTGATGGTATCTCCAGAATCTTCGAATTTACTGGCTGTATCCTGAACCGTATCCTGGAGTTCTTCTTGTTTACCTGTAGTTATATCTATCTGAGGAATGCCATCGCCCAATCTGTCAGAGAAGCCTCTGATCGCATCAGCCGCATCCTTGAATTTGTCGCCCACGAATGGCAATTTGGAACCCATGTCCAGCAACTTGCCTACGATCGTGGCAATCAATTCAAATTGCTTACGCCATATGATGGTCAGTTTGTTCAGGATGCCGATGATAAAGTTGGCAACCCGTTCTGTGATTTTTAAGATTTTGCCCCAGATAGCATCCCAGTGCTTGATCACTAAAGGTAAGGCCACCATTGCTAACGTAGTGAGGGCTACAAGAAGGATGCCGACAGGGTTCGCCGCCATCGCCGCCGTGACTATTCTGATACCAGCCGCCATCAATTTGAACCCGGCGAATAACTGGGGGAGGATCAGAAGCAACGGCCCCAGTATTGCCAGAGCCGCTCCTATCGCCGCGACTACGATCATAATGACTTTGGTTAAAGTTGGGTTAGCCTCTGCAAATTCGATCCATTTCCGAATCATGAGTTCAATCTTCGGAAGAATAGTTTCTATTATCGGAAGCAAGGCATCGCCCAGAACTTGCATCAAGTCACCCAGGCGATTTTTCAACTGGGTTATCGGATCGGCGTTGGCTTCAGCCTGCCCCGCAAATTTCGCCATTAATTCATTCAAGACTTCTTGAGGGCCAGCAGTAGCATCTAGGGAGATTCCATATCGGCTCAAAGCGGTAGCCTCGCCGCTGATAGCGCGCCCAACTAGTACGGCAGTTTTCTCCAAGTCCATATTATTGGCGGCGGCAGTATCCATTAACGGAACCATTGCTTCCATCGACAGGCCATAGTCGCCAGTAACTTGGATCAGTTTCTGCAGAGCTTTTCTTTGTTCTTCGTCCCCAAAATTCGTCTTGGCTTGCTGGGCAGATGCTAGAGCCTCGATTTGCGCCTTATTTGCCTCGTATGAGGTGCCGATATTCTTCAGAGCGACATCTAATGCATCGATGCCTTTCTGTTGATCAAGGGAGGACTTCATGGCAAGCACGCCGATACCAGTAATGGCAAGCCCAATGCCGGTAGCCGCCCTGCCGATCCCTTGGCGGTGACGGCTAAACGACTCCCCAAGTTTGCCCATGCGCCCTTCTACCTGGCGCAGTTTGGCAGAGGCTTCATCCCGCGCCGATAACAGAACCGAGATTGTTGCCGCGTCAGCCATCGCTTTCTACTACCTCAACCATTTCTTTCCAAATCTCGACCTGGGCTGGTTGCAATTTACTAGCGTCCTCGTTGTGCTGGTCACGCGCACTTCGGAGCAGTCTAAATTCCATAATGTTGCGGATCGTTGCCCAGTCCTCGTTCTCGACTTGACTGGGCAGACATCCGAACGCTTCACAGATTATTCCGATGGCAACATAGTCTGGTTGCCGTCCGTCTCCAAGGAGATGCTCTCCGATTTCTTGGAGCCTTTTTTTCTAGCATCAGCGGATTCTCCTGAACCAGTCGCTGTCATCAGCCACATCAATTCTTCAGAGGATAATCCTTCCAATACATCAGCCCGGTTATAGGGTTGCTCCATCGGCTCCCCCATGATGTCTGTCCAAGTCCAGCTAATGATTCTATGAGATAACTCGTTACACAAAGAGGTGAGGTTCTCGCCTAACTGACTTGAATCACTAGCCGACGTTTGTAATCGGGAAATGTTCATAACTTCCCGTACCGACATCACCGGTAATACCTCCACCCATTCACCCTCATGTACATAATGCGGGGTGCCAGGCTCGATGATTTCACCATCTTCAATAACCTGTCCGACGTTGATCGCACATTCATCCGATAAGACTTTGATCGTTGGTATCTTGGGCTTCATAGAGCCTCTCCTTCATTACCCCCGCTACCCTCATATATCTATGGAGGTAGCGGAGGTGCGCTTAATTAACCGCGGGTCGGCGCGGCGGCGTCCAGAGCCGCTGAACCACCGTTATGACGGAAGCTGGCCGTATACGTTATCGGCCCGCCTACGGTGCTACTAATACTGTAGCTAGTCACAATGGCAAAACCATTGTAGCCAGTCGAGCCGTCAGGCTCAAAATCCCATTCTTCGCCTTCTAGCCCGAGTTCACCGAATATAGTCACATCACCTTGTGACGAAGCAAGGTCAGCAAAGCCACTGATGTCGATCGTCGCCGTGGGCTTCCCTGCCAGGAAGTTTTGATAGGTATCACCGAAGGCAGTCACGTCCGCTTCCGGTACTGTAAAGTTGAGGCTTACTGAACTTAATTCATCCTCAAGTGCTACGCTGTCAAATGAAAAGTCAGCGTCCTTTCCATGAGTTCTTGCCATCTTGGTTCCTCCTTACGAAACCGCCCTGGTAGTCTCGCCAGAGCATTGGAATGTTGCCGAATAGGTAGCCGCGCCACCAACAGGTAGGTTGATGGTATAGCTAGAACATATCGCACCCGTTAATCCTGACGAAGTACAAGTATATTCAGGGCTGTTGGTATCTGGGCCTGCACCGTCGGGATCGTAAACTAGAGTCTTCGGCCCCGATGTGAGAGTTAAGTGATCAAAGATAGTGGCATCGCCGTCTGAAGCGAAGTCCATATCAGCGGAACCACTCACATCAAATGACACTCCTTTTTTCCCTGCCAGGAAGTTCTGGTAAGCGTCATTGAAGGCCGTCACATCTGTTTCAGCTACCGTAGCGGTCATAGTGATGCTATTGAGTTCATCCTCGATCGCCACGCCGTTGAAGCTAAAATTACTGTCCTTGCCATGCGTTCTTGCCATATACTCCTCCTATGATGGGGTTACGAAGTAGCCGAAGCCAACAGCAAACTTGAATGAACGACTACCAGCACCGCCGATGGTTACAACGACGCGCCAGATATTGTCTGATCCTGCTGGGCCTGCCGCTGTCTGGGTTTCAAATGTTGCCCCGCTTCCCTGATTCAACTGCGTAAACGTCAGTCGGTCAGAAGCACTGCTGAACCCCGAGGTGTCGGACTGAATCTTCACGTCCAGCGTGTTGTTTCCTGACCCGCTTATTTCAATCAACCTCAGAACGCCTATGATGGTGTTCGACGCGGCGATTGTTCCCAAGGTGTATTGAGTACCGTTGGCAGAAGAACTGTCAGTGGCGTATCGCAGAAGCGTCGAGCGAAACGGTGCCGACGCTCCTTGCCAGGTGACATTGCAGGCGATCGCATCACCTACTGTAGATATTCTTGGAGACGCGCTGATTAAAGTCGCACCTTCGTATCCAACATTACCTTCAGTCAAGCCCCCAGGATAGATGCCTACTCTGCGCGCTGTGGCGGTCAGGTCAGTGAACATCTCACCGTCGTAGTTCGGACTGGCAGTCGACCAAAGCCCATTGACATCGAATGTAAATGTCGGCTTACCTTGTATGAAGGTCAAGTCAGTATCTGCGAACGCGGTAACTTCAGCCGGAGTTTCGGAAAAGCTTAAATCCATACTGTTGCTGACACCGCTAAAGTCGAACTCATCGACCAGCAGGCCGGCGGATTTTGCTGATATTCTAGCCATGGTTCCTTCTCCTCTTGGGCTTTGGCATTTCAGCTAATCTAGCCTGCGCCCATCCTTCGTCTGAATCTTCATATACCTTGATGGCTCTAACGCGGAGCAACATTTCAACGTCCACAAACTCATCTCCGTCCAACGTAAACCTTTGACCGGGATAGAATCGGATGCTGGACGGTTTGACTCCTGGCCCCTGGACAATATGCAATTTACGAAGCGCAAGATACCAGATTTCTTCAGTAGGCGTTCCAAGCTTTTCTGTTTTTTTCTTCTCTTTCGAGGGATTCATTGGTATCTCTTTCTAAGCTGATATGTCGAGTCTCAGTATAGATAGAATTCTGAAATTCCCTTTTAGTTTGGCAGTTCTTACACACGCCAATACTGACTGGCCCGTCTGCGATGGCGATCTCCCAATGATGGATACATAGTGGTTTAACTTTCATCCGCTATGATGCGGTATAACCCGCCAACGTGCTGGTAGATCACACCGTCTAAATCCTCAACTAAATAAATATCGGACTCGCGCCGACACTCGATCAAGGCATACCCTGTAATGCTCAAGGATGCGTTCTGCATGACAGAATCTATTTGCGTGTCTATATCGCCTGCTTCTTTCGGCCAGGGGCTACGATCGATCGCTTTCACCATATAAATCGACTCACCGCCTCTGCCGGTATAAGCGAAATAATCATCTACCTTACTCATCGCTTGGAATATGACATAGGGCGGCTCAGTCCCTTGCGGAGCATGGGAGTTAAATACCCCACCGATAGCTTCGTTAGTTACTGCCGTGACATTCAACACGCTGTAAACCGCTGTATCGAGATTGACTCGTAGATTCGCCATTAGGATTCCAGCCTCTTAGTGAGTTCGGCAACTGCCTTCCGCACTCGCGGCCTTTCGTGTTCACCCGAAGGGATCATATAAGGACGGGCATCCATTCCCCTTGAAGTCCCAAATTCCAAGAACGGCGCATACTCCGTTGTCGGGCCGATACGCCATTCCATTTTCCCTTCAGGTCGAGCCTCGATGCTATTCATAGTTGCCCCTGTGTCTCTGGGGACTAGCTGTTTCGATCGCCCCTCTATATTTCGAGCGGCTATCTGTATCACAGCCTCAAACTGAGATTCCAACTGCCTCCACCGTGGATCAAGCTTTATCTCGATTTTGGTTTCAAATACAAAGCCATCAGCCATAAAAAAACACCCTTAAACACGCGTGTAAGCGTATCTAAGGGCATCCAAGTGCCTCTTGCGTATAATCCACCAGCATTCGAGATACTTATGGGCTTCAGTGAGCCTCTACGGTGGGTATTTAATTGTCGCCCACTGGTACGTGGACATATCCGCCTTGACCGTCAGCCTTTAGCTTAACCTTCGATGTATCAGGAGCGAAAGTGCTAACAGCCTGGCATCTGCGGCATTTTATCTCAACTAAACTACTTCCATCTAATCTAAGGCGCGCTAGTAAACTCCGGCACTCCGGCCTGCGGCAACGCGCTTCCTGTAAACCTACAGCCGACGCATCTGGCATCGAGTCGTAAGTTGCCAGGACTTTCCATCGTCCACCGATTGTACCTCATAGGTGCCACTGACGTGAACTACCCTATCTGTTTCTTCGATAGACTGATCGGAAGCCACGGTTAACATAAAGTCGGGTTGTGAATTCATTCGGCCAGCAGTAAGCGATTCAGCACTTCCTGTCGCCGTAAGTCTCGCTGAGATATTCTGGTAGACATTCGACCATTCAGTTGTAAAGCCGCCCTGTCCGTCCGCAGTTTGCGCCATCCGCTGGATATTAACCGTATCCGGCATAGCCAATGTAGCCTCTGATCGCATATAGGTTAAATCATTCAGTTGCAGTAATTTATTAACCATCGGAATACCGTCCGTACTGGCCTGTGCCGGAGTCGAGGATGTTTAATCCTGTGACTTCATCAGAATCAGTGTATACGCTATAGCCATCCTTGCGGCGGGGCATAACTGTAGTCGTACCTTGCGCTTTACGGCGTAAGCGTTTGGCTTGATTCATATACATCTGCGTGATGTTGCCCTTTTGAAAACTCGCGCCGTCTGCCGAGAAGGAGAAATCTCTTGCGAAGCGAACTGCTAGCGTTTCGCAAGCACGCGCCGATGCATTAAGGACGCTGTCTCCTTCTTGCGATAGGAAATCATCTAATTCCGTGTCTTCAAAGAGAGCGCGATCGGAGTCGGTATCACCAATCTCTAACCGCACCCGATCCCTATCTGCCGTACTGCCTGCTGTATAAGTGAACGCCATCAGACCCTCACAAATATTGTCATGGTTAGGGCGTCCGTCAGCGCATCCGATCCAGCCAGTTCAGTGAGCAGATTGCCATGAATAATAGCTGGGATATAAGCCCCAGTGATCGCGCTACCTGTATTGTCGTCTAGCTGGTGCGTGGGGTAATACCAGGCATCAGTAGCAGAGTTAGTGATCGTTAACAAAGTTACAGACACTGGCCCTCCCGGTGAGGAGAGGGTCGTATCAGTCGATGCTGGTGCGGATGCGTGGAAATCTAACCTTGCCGCAAGTAATTCACAATACGGCAAAGCCGTGACTAGACTTCCAGTAGCCGAAGCGTCAGACCCTGTAGTGGACACCTTGATGGTGTATTTCTCGATAGCCATCAGGCACCCGCATAGTAAACAACTACTACATCAACTGAGTCGTCATCGTTAGCCTGGCTAACCGTAATTTTGATGTTGTCTGCTACGCAAACTTTGTCATATACCTCATTAGTACCGTCATATGTCACGTCAGCCGCAGACTCATCATCAATCTTATGGCGAGGATGAAACCAGCCATTTGAGTTGGCATTGGTCAGCGTCAGGATCGTAAGGGCTGGGCCGTTATTCCCAGCCGTGGCAATTACCACATCGGTACTTGACGGGGGTGACCCGTTATAGGTCACCCCAATCGAGCAAATCTGACCGACGACTACATGGCTGGATGTATTGTTGTTCGTGGACGACCCAGAGCCGCCAGTGGTCGCCCCGCTACTAATTGAAACCGAAGAATAACCGTACATCTAACCCTCCTAACTATCGATGGCGGGTAGGACATATCCAGAAGCCGTGTCAGTTGCCACGCCCAGGTTGTCGAACTGACGGACGCCATCGGCGTCAATCAGAATCTCCGAAGCGGTGTCAGCATGACCGATGCGGTTGTGGGCGATTATTCCGGTATTATCCGACGTGTCGCTATCAATCAAGAGATCGCCTGCGGTGTTCAGCCGGTAAATGTGGTTATAGCTAATCTCGCAGTCGGTAACATCCTTCCCTGTTGCCACCGATATGATGGCTTCAGAGTTAGCTGTCCCCATGCGGATGCTGTTATTGGTGAACACCAGACCAGCGATGTCGCCGCCGATGTCAATGACGCCGTTATTGCCCGTGTCGGGTGAAATCACCACGTTGTTCGTGAACTCCAGGCGGTCGCATTCATTATTGGTGGTCGTACCTTTAATCAGGTCAACGAAGTTCATGTTAACCGCTGTGTCAACGAAGCGACATTTGTTTACCACGAACCCAGCCGCACTGAGATCAAATACTTCTACGATGTCGGCGTAGTTCATACTGAAAATCATGTTGTGAATCTGGGTATCATCGGCAGTCACGTCGATGTCGGTAGTAGCGGCGGTATCTAGAGTGATCGTAGGACGGGAGTTACCAACGCCCATGCCAATGACCGTTACGCCAGCTACATCAAATGTTATAGCGGCGGCGGCTGAGATAGTTTCGCTATGGCCTGGAGCCACAAGAATCACATCACCATTGTTGGCGGTACATTTTCCGATTGCGCCGTCCAGCGTAGCCGCTGGCTGTTTGGGATTGGTCGCCGCATTGTCATCGTCTGCGGCATCTGCCCCACTGTCTACGTGGTAGACATCACCAGTGGTTAGTAATGGGCTTCCGATTCCGCCGAGTCCCTCAACTGGAACTCCACGGCTCTTTACACCTGAAGGGAAATTCGTAGGCATCGCCAGTTCCTCCTAATTTAAGGAACCAGCGGGGTCGTAAGCCCCGCCAGTCCTGCCTATTCAATTTTAGCTAGGGTTGTTCCCGTAAATCCAACGCCAGTCAGTCCAGCCGATGCCGTAACGCATATAGCCTCTGAACTTCGCGGTCAGACCGTCAAAATCTTCAGCTTCGGCGAACTCCGGGCGGATACGCCACTGCCAGATCAAATGCTGTTTCATCAGCGTGCTATCGATCAAGAACCAGGCATTACCGTCGGTAAGCCTGTCCCAAACAACGGGACGGAAACGACCAGAGAACATGTTGACATCAAACTGAGCCGAACCAGGCTCATAGATGGCACGCTCGCTAATCATTTGCGTAGCTGTCCGTTCCAATTCTGGCGGCACAAGCAACATATCAGGATTGACTCCCAGTAGCTGGCCTGCATCATCAGTAAAGTTTCTCATCGCCTGACGGGTCGTATCGAGGTTGTCTATCGTCAAGGCTAAAGTCGCTTCGTTGGCTTGGGTGTTATTCGTATCAGCAGGGCTATGAGGGTGAGCAGTACTCAGTAAGCCAACGCTATCCGAGCCAGCTACCGAAGCACCCATCCTGTTAGTGCCGCTGTCCGTAAACCCGTTGATGAAAATGTTTGCCGCATCAGTTTCGATCGTAGTGTTGAAACTGTCCGACATATTAGTTGCGCGCCGTCTGATCTGGTTGAATTGGTCGTCATCGTTCAACCGACGCTCGACTTGCATCCCCATCGCAAATTCATAATTCCTTATGTCAGTGCGATAGCCAGCATCAAAATCATGGTAGGGAACCGTACCGTCAAACGGCGGAACCAAACCTTGCGCTCCCATACCCTGGTAGGATTCTTCAGCGCGAGTAGAAGATTCCACACCGAAAAGCATCTCCATGATCGGCCTGGGGCGGGACATCCCTATATCGAATATCCGCTTAAGCCCAGGCTTCAATAAATCGGCAAAATTGCCAGATGTCAGAGGCATTTAGCCCTCCTATTGAACCTTGCTCAGATAATGAGTCGGAGCGGCAAATTGGATACGTGTCTCATCGGAAGATTGACGCTTCCTTTCTACAACTACAAACTCGGTGTTACTCGATGCGGCCACAGTCTGTGCGCCTGTTGCCCCAGATATATCCAGGGTGGCACCAGCGGCCCTGGCACTAGTGTCATTGGGGTCAGCATATACGGCGTCAGGATTGACGATCACTTTCACTACCGTAGTCGAATCCGTTCCCGCTACTATCCCCGGTTGCCCGTCCGTCGCATCGTTGGGGTTTTCAGGCCCAACAAAGATACCGGCGGCACCAGTGTCACCAGTTGCCATCAAGTCTACTTCCCCTGACTCCAGATTCAACATATCCCCACGAGTGAGGGTTTCTGAGTCTTTCATCACGAAAGTTAAGATCAGCGGACGCCCTCCGCTAATGTTATATCGCCATTCAAAACCATTTGCGGCCATGATTTCTCCTTACGGGTTCTATCCCCGGTTCAGATTAAAGTCCCAATGCATATTCTTCGTCACTCATCCCCATTAGCTTCGCCGCTTCCCGCTGGTCGTCGGTTAACCGCAGAGACGGTGCTAAATCGCCGCTCTGTGGATTGAGGTTCGGCGCACGGTTGGCAGGCGATCCCTTGAGGTACGGCTTATCTTCCACAAGTTGAGTAAGGGCTACTTCGACTCCTGTGACGCCTTCATCTTCGGTATACCGTACATTTGCGCGGTTAACCAATAACAATGCGGCGTCAGGATCGATGATCCCCATCTGGGAAGCACGCACTTTAACTTCAGAAGCAATCATGGCTGAAGCTATTTGTTCTGTCGCAGATGCGACTTTGCGTTCCGCTTCTACTGCCCTTGCTTCTAATTTCTCTTGCTCTGTTAATTGCGCTTGCTCCAGTTCGTCTGCTTTAGCCGCTCTATCTTTAAGCTGGTTGTAATCAGAGAATTGATTACGGATTTCCCGTCTAGTCTGAGCCTGTATCCGATTTACATCTTCCTGGCTGAAGGTGCGATCTTGGCTCGTACTTTCAGGTGCCGACGTTTCCGCCGGAGGCGATTGAACGACTTCCTCTCCCTGTGGCTCCGCGTTTTCAGTGACCATAATCCTCCCCCTACTTATACCCGCTGGGTAGCGGTAATCGAGTATCTTACGCTCGACCTTTATTTCTTATTGGGTTTGAGCCGTTTATCTTTCGGTGGCCCAGTCTTAACCCTGCCTTTTGATTTACCGTTATACTTGCTCTTTGGCATGGTTACCCCGTTTACATAAAGTTTTTTTATCTTACACTACGGATCGCTACAATCTCTAGTGTATCCACAGTTTAAACATCTAACTTTACAAGATTGATCATGAGTCTCTCCTCCACATAAGATACATTTCTGTGGAGGATCGATCGCTTTACCTTGTGTGCGACGGCGCAAGTTTGGCGGCATCGGCTGGTTCAAGTGGTTCATCATCTCCCATATGGTTCTGTTCTAAACC